TCTACGGTCAGTTTCCGTCTGAGGGCGACGATCAGTTCATCTCGGCCTTGTTGGTTGACGAGGCTATGAAGCGGCCCAAGTACAAAGACCAAAGTGCCCCAATAGTGATTGGCGTTGACCCCGCACGCTTTGGCGCGGATGCGACAGTCATCGCTATTAGGCAAGGACGGGACATTATCTCGATACAACGCCATCGGGGCGACGACACTATGACGGTGGTCGGGCATGTGATCGAGGCGATTGAAGAGTACAAGCCAACTCTGGTCGTGATTGACGAGGGTGGGCTGGGCGCAGGCATTGTGGATCGGCTCAAGGAGCAGCGCTACAAGGTCAAGGGCATCAACTTTGGTAATAAGTCAACGAACCCCATCATGTACGGCAACAAAAGGGCTGAAATGTGGGGCAAAATGAAAGATTGGTTGAAAACAGCCTCAATTCCGCTTGACAGGTTCCTGAAAACTGATCTAATTTCGCCTATGATGAAGCCCGACTCCAAGGGTACTATTTTCTTGGAGTCGAAAAAGGACATGAAGGCGCGCGGTTTGGCGTCACCAGACGCGGCTGACGCGATCTGCGTGACTTTTGCCTTCGCCGTGGCCCACCGTGAGGCGCGTGAACCCACGCAGCGCCGCACATACAGTGATCGAAGCGTGGTTGCAACTTCTTGGATGGGGTCGTGATGGCTAAAAAAGGCGTATCTCTAAGTGTCGGACGCGGTGAAAAACTGCCCACCAGCAAAGGCGCTGGCCTGACGGCCAAAGGGCGTGAGAAGTACAACGCCGCGACTGGCTCGAACCTCAAGGCGCCAGCACCCAACCCCAAAACTAAGGCAGACCAAGGTCGCAAGGACTCATTTTGTGCAAGGATGGGCGCAGTAGCGGCCAACGCCAAGGACGGCGAACGCGCTAAAGCGGCTCTTAAACGATGGAAGTGTTGATATGGCTACTAAACCTGGCTTGTATGCCAATATTGCAGCAAAACGTGAGCGCATAGCCGCTGGCAGCAAAGAAAAAATGCGCCAGCCAGGCGACAAGGGCGCACCGACCGCCAAGGCTTTTAAAGAATCTGCTAAAACTGCGAAAAAGAAATAATCATGGCAAATACCAAACCCATTGGCGTGGCATACGAAGACCAAAACATCATTGGTGCTGATATTGTTCAAGCTACCAACATTGCCACCACTGGCACAATTGGCTATGCGGCTGGTGCATACGACACCGTAACGCAGACCAACAACAAGACTACAGCAGTCACGATCAACACGCCTTCTGGCCAGATCATCACGGCTAACGCGCAGATGGCCCCTAGCGCCAATGCGGTGTTTGTGGTCAATTGCAGCACAGTCAGCACCAAAGACGTGGTGGTAATCAGTGTGGCTTCTGGCGGCACTTTGGGTGCATACAACGTGTTCATTGTGGCCGTTAGCAATGGCTCGTTCACGGTAGAACTCAAAAACGTGACCAACAATGCGTACAGTGAAGCTATTCACTTGAACTACGCTATTTTCCACACGGAGACTTAAATGCCACTCGTCAAGTCCAAAACTCCTGAAGCCTTCCGCAAGAACGTCAAAGCTGAAGTGCAAGCCGGTAAGCCCGTCAAGCAGGCCGTGGCCATTGCTTACTCAGTCAAACGCGCGGCAGAGAAAAAGAAAAAATGAAAGCACTCCAAGACTGCATCATCATTGAGCGCGATGTTGAGAAACATCCCTTGTTTGTATTGCCTGCGAACTCACAGACCGAAACCGGCATTGCCGTGGCTGTTGGGCCAAAATGCCTAGACATCAAGGTCGGTGACCATGTATACTTTGGCGTAGGGCAAGAATTTAAACAAGACGGCAAGATGTATGTCGTCATGCGTGAGCCTCATATTTTAGGGGTTTTGGAATGAATGATCCAACCGGAATAGTCGCAGCCGCTAACGTAGCTGCTGGCGGCAAACCACCAAAGTCTGATTCAGACATTCTGACAACCGCCCGCGCTCGGTTGGACATGGCTGTCGCCGCACTGGCTGAAAGCCGCGAAGATGAAATTGACGATCTGCGCTTTTATGCCGGTTCTCCCGACAACCACTGGCAGTGGCCTGCTGACGTGCTGGCTACCCGTGGCGCGGTGCAAGGTCAGACAATCAACGCCCGCCCAACGCTCACAATCAACAAACTGCCGCAGCACGTTCGTCAAGTGACGAATGACATGCGTCAGAACCGCCCAGGCGCGAAGGTCATCCCAGTTGATGACAACGCTGACGTGGAAGTGGCAGACATTTTCAACGGCATGATCCGCCATATTGAGTACATCTCCGATGCTGACGTAGCCTACGACACCGCTTGCGAGAATCAAGTGTCCTACGGCGAAGGCTACATCACCCTGATGACCGAGTACTGCGACGAAAACACATTCGATCAAGACATCAAGATTGGCCGTATTCGCAACTCGTTCAGCGTCTACATGGATCCTTTGATCCAAGACCCAACGGGTGCAGATGCCAAGTATTGCTTTATCACTGAAGACCTGACAAAAGCAGAATATGAGCGCCAGTACCCAGATGCTGCGCCTATCTCTACCTTGCAGTCCCTCGGTGTAGGTGACCAGTCAATCAGCAACTGGCTCAATGAAGACACTGTACGCATTGCCAGTTATTACTACATTGACTACGACAAAACCAAGCTGAATTTGTACCCTGGCAACCAGTCGGCTTTTGAAGGTACGCCCGAGGACAAGATGCTCAAGGGCATGTTTGGCAAACCTGTAAAATCACGCATGTCTGAGCGCCCACGGGTGATGTACTGCAAGATCAACGGTTATGAAATCCTCGAACAAAAAGAGTGGGCTGGCAAATGGATCCCTGTGATCCGTGTTGTTGGCAACGAGTTTGAGGTTGATGGCCGTCTCTACATCTCTGGCCTTGTGCGTAACGCCAAAGATGCCCAACGCATGTATAACTATTGGGTGTCTCAGGAAGCTGAGATGCTGGCTCTGGCCCCCAAGGCTCCTTTTATTGGCTACGGTGGCCAGTTCGAGGGCTATGAGGACAAGTGGAAGACAGCCAACACAAACAACTGGCCATACCTCGAAGTAAATCCTGACGTTACAGACGGCCAAGGCGCAGTCTTGCCACTACCCCAGCGGGCACAGCCGCCAATGGCCTCTAGCGGTCTATTACAGGCCAAGGCAGGCGCATCTGAGGACATTAAGTCCACAACCGGTCAATATAACGCCTCTTTGGGCATGGGAAGCAACGAACGCTCTGGTAAAGCCATTCTGGCTCGCCAGCGTGAGGGTGATGTAGGTACTTTCCACTACGGGGATAACCTGACCCGTGCCGTGCGCCATGTGGCCCGTCAGTTGGTGGACTTGATTCCCAAGATTTACGACACACAACGCATTGCTCGCATCATTGGTGAAGACGGCGAGACTAAGATGGTCAAGATTAACCCTGACCAGCCTCAACCCGTCAACAAGATCATGGATCAAAACGGCATTGTGATCGAGAAGATTTACAACCCTGGTGTGGGCAAATATGACGTAGTGGCCACCACTGGCCCAGGCTACGCAACCAAGCGCCAAGAAGCTCTTGAAGCCATGGCTCAACTGTTACAGGGTAATCCCCAACTGTGGCAAGTGGCTGGTGACTTGTTCGTTAAGAACATGGACTGGCCTGGCGCACAGGAAATGTCCAAGCGCTTTGCCAAGACCATTGATCCCAAGTTCTTGTCCGATGGTGATGAAGACCCAGCCTTGCAAGCGGCGCAGCAACAGATTCAGGCCATGGGCGCTGAGATGGAGCAGATGCACCAGATGATCCAGAATGTCGGCAAATCAATTGAGATGCAGGACTTGGAGCGCAAGGACTTTGAGGCTCAGATCAAACTGTATGATGCCGAAACCAAGCGTATCGCTGCGGTGCAGGCTGGTATGACTGAAGAGCAGATTCAAGACATCGCCATGGGCGTGGTTGCTGCGGCCATGGAGTCGCAGAGCATGATGAACCAGATGCCTGAAATGTTGCCTCCGCAGGAACCTATGGAGATGCCACCAGAACAAATGATGCCCCCACAAGGAATGCCACAATGAAAGCGAATGAATTTTTAGGCTTGCTGTTCCTAGCCCGCGACGTTGCGCACAGTGTTCACTTGAACACCCGCAGTTTCAGCAAGCACGAAGCGCTCAACATCTTCTACAACCGCATCATTGGTGCGGCTGACGACTTTGCTGAAGCCTACCAAGGCCGCTACGGTCTGATTGGCCCCATCACCCTGCATTCGGCTAAAAAGACGGCTAATATCATCGAATTCCTGCAAGATTCACTTGCTGAAATTGAAGCCGCAAGATACGATGTGTGTGATAAATCAGACTCATCACTGCAACAATTGATAGATAATATCGTTGAGGTATATCTCCGGACTTTGTACAAACTTAAATTCCTCGCATAAGGAACCATGATGGAACTTCTCAACCCCCTATCAAAGACCGACTTCCCCGGTCGCACTGCTTCGTACACCGGCACTGCTGCTAATACTGCTGACTGGAATCCCGGCCCCGAAGGTGTGGTGATCTGGTCTACGACTCCTTGCTATGTGGAAGTTGGCCCAGGTGCTGTGGCCACAACTGCCAGCACCCCGATCCCTGCGTTCACACCAATCCCGTTCTATGTGATCATGGGCACTGGCGCTCCTTTCCGAGTCAGTGCTATCCGTATTGCGGATGACGGCGTGATCTACTGCAAACCCATCAACAAGCAATGAGCTTCGGTGTCGCCCTTCGCAATGCGCTAGGTCTTGGGCTTGGCGGCATTGCTACGCTGTTTACAGGCACACGCGACAGTGGCGGCTCCGTGGGTAACCTTCTCACCGAGTCTGGCGACAACCTCGTCCAAGAGGACGGTGGGCAAATTCTTTTGGAGTGACCTAAATGGCCGTTGTATACCTTTCTCCCGTGGGCGGTGTTGCGGCCCAGTTCTTTACAAATACCGGCGCAGTTCTGACTGGCGGCAAACTGTACACCTACGCTGCGGGTACAACTACGCCTTTAGTTACTTATACGACTAGCGCAGGAAATGTTGCACGCACTAATCCTGTTGTCCTAGACGCTGCTGGCCGAGTGCCAAGTGGCGGTCAAATTTGGATAACATCTGCATCGTATAAGTTTGTTCTTACTGATTCAACGGATGTTTTGATTGCCACATACGATAATATTTTAGGTATTGGCGTATTAATTTATCAAACACAAAATTTTACTGGTAACAATACAACAGTTAATTTTACATTGTCTTCTGCTCCAAGCGATGAAAATTCAACCTTTGTGTACATTAATGGCGTATATCAAAACAAAAATACATACTCTGTTAGTAGTACAACACTTACGTTTTCAGAAGCACCACCCCTTACTTCAAAAATTGAAGTAATGTTTAATTGATAAGGATTTATCATGGCAGATAAGAAAATCTCCGCGCTGACCGCAGCATCCACCCCACTGGCGGGAACCGAGGTTTTGCCGATTGTTCAATCTGGCGCAACGGTCAAAGTGGCTGTATCCGATTTGACAGTCGGACGCGCAATTAGCGCAACGCAACTTACATTGACCACAGGCAATGTTATTGTTTCAAGCGGTCAAGGCATCGACTTTTCTGCTACACCGGGCACCGGCACAAGTGAGTTGTTGAACGACTATGAAGAAGGTACTTGGACGCCAACACAAGGGGCTGGTCTGACAGTTGTTGGTGCTTTTAGTTCCACTGGCGTTTATACAAAAATTGGAAGAATTGTTACAGTTTCAGGAACGTTAACTGGCGCAACAACAATTAGTGCCGCGATAAGTCAAATTTTGTGCGGTAATTTACCGTTTGCTCCAACAGGAAATCAAGTTGGGTGCACTTCTGTTGGTAATATTAATCAATTTGGCGGTATTGTTACGATTGGCACAAATCTTTATGCAGTTACTGCAATTACTGTAGATGCGCAAATTTTGTTTAATATTACTTTCACCATTTAAACAGGTAAGAAAATGTCACTTACAAAAGTTTCTTACAGCATGATAGAGGGTGGCTGTGCCAACGTCCTTGATTTTGGTGCGGTTGGTGACGGAGTAACCAACGACACAGCAGCTATTCAGGCTGCCGTTGACAGTCTTTCTGCTAATGGCGGCGCTGTTTATTTTCCTGCTGGTACTTACAAAGTTGTTTCACCAACTGCAACATCAGGGTGTATTTGGGTTCCTTATGACAACATTACATTATTTGGTG